TAAAGAATAGTAATATCTATTAGGTTCATATTCTTTTACATATAAAACTTCTATTTCTTCATTAGATGAACCAAAGACAGGTAAATACTTTTTATCTTTTTGTTTTCTATGGTCAGTCCAATCAGTACAATAGTAGTATCCTTCTATTCTACCCATATCATATATCTTCTTTGCACGAAGATTTTGAACAGGTGTGTGATACATTCTTAAAATTTGTGTATGTGATTTATTCCAAATAACTTGGAATGCAGCATTACCATATAATTTTAAATCAAATGTAATCTTTCTTAATTCTTCTGGTTGAACTATTTTATCTAATTGTTGTTGTTTTAACTCATCTTTAGTAAAAACACCTTTACCATATATTAAATCTGCTACACCATCAACACACGCTGCATTGGTTGTAGATGTGTTATACGCTTCTGTTACTAAACCAAAGTAATCATCTTGGTCTAATATACCAACAGGTACCCATTGATATCTTGTCTTAATATCTTCTGTAACAATAGGAACATCCTGTCTTGTTAAATTTAATACTGAAAATTGTTTGTTATTATCTTTCATACTATATTACAATATAATCATTATCGGTTGTATTAGATATAAACTCTTCGTTTTGAGTTGTATATACAACCTTGTCAATACTTTGTGATGCAAATACTTGCATAGTTCCATTATATATACTACCACTTACTGAACCACTTAAGTGAACTATAAACTCTTGAGCATCTCTTACAGTACCCTCTAACGATTGAGAAAATGTAAGTATGTTCTCATATGGGTTAAATGTATAAGACCCACTTAAATCATAGTATGATGAACTATAAGTCATCATATCTTGTAATACAAGTGTCATATCCTCTGCAACATCAGAACCACTAATTACTACACTTGCAGTATCTTGGGTTCTAACTGTAAATTGGTTACTCTGTGATATATAATACGATAGCATATCTAATGTTTAGTAATATAACAATCTAACAATAACTTATAATTAAATCAAAATAAGACATAAAAAAACCCCTCTCACGAAGAGAAGGGTTTAGTTTATTTAAGTCTCAAAAGTAATTTCTACTTATGACCCATATACGATTGCTGGTTTATCAATTGCTGGTAATCCTGCGAAAGGGTCTGCAACTGTTGAACCACTAATGAATGGTGCTGGTAACTTTTCTTCACCTGTGAAGGTAGCAGAATAACCATAAAGGTCTCCTAATGCTCCACCTGTTTGAATAGTTCCTGCAGTTAAATCATTACCGTGTACTTCTCCAGCTAATAGTGTATCACCTGAATTAGTCCATACAAGGATTTGTGGTCTCCCATAAGCTAACAATTTAAGTTGAGTAGTCATTTCATTCGTTAACTTTTTCAAGTTAAGAACTGTTTCTTGTGAAAAGAATGTTGTACCATTCTCTCTTGAAGAGTTGACTGTTTCAGTATAAGTAGAAGTGCCTTTGAGTTCATAAAAATATGCTGTAGAACCAGATAGTGAATTTATTTCTCCACTTCCGTTCTTAGAAAACGAACCTGTTTCATAGTTGATAAAATACACTCCTTGTATTCCACCTACTGAATCTTTACATACTTCGTTTCTTCCTGCTGTAATATTGCAACTCATAGTTTCTCCTTTTTATTAATTGTTAGACTTAAAATGCTCCGTAATAAACGATATCTTTTGGAATACCGATTTGTGTACCTGCAGTATATCTCATGATAACTCTATAATTTTGTGAGCCATCTAAGTTTGCCATATCAAGTACTCTTACCTCATTGTGGTCAGATAATAAACCTGTTCCGAAGAATAAGTTAGATTTCTGTGCTGCAACGATTACATCATCACTCATACCAGGACACATTACGATTTCTATCCCTTGGAAGTTAGATGGTTTCTCACCAACGTTTAATTGGTTGTTGTAAGAATTGTTTGATAATGTTGAATTACCAGATAAAGCTGATTGGTATGCTCTCGCAACTTTAGAACCAACATAGATTACTAAATCTTCTTTTCCATATACTTTAGATGAAATAGTATCGAATACGTCTGAAAGTTTTGATAATACGTTTCCTGAATCAACTGAACCAGAAATTACAGCTCCACTACCACTTGCTCTTGCAGCTTGTACTGCATTTACATCTAATGTAGCAGCTGATGCAGATAAGATAGGTTCAAACCCACCAAATTCTCCATTGTTAGCAGTTACACCACTCCATATGTCTTGTTCTGTTTTTTCAGCAACTTTTCCACCTACATATGATACTAAGAAATCGTTAAAATCTCTTGGGATTTCATCAAATGCAGAATATCCAAGTTGTAATGCATTCCAAGAATCTACAAATTCTTGTTTACATAATGATAAGTTTACTTGTAGCTCTTTTGGCGTAAGTATTTGTTCAGTTATTGAAGTTGAACCTGATGTAACAAAGTCACATGAAGCATCTTGTACAATACCTGAAGTGTCTACTACCTGAATTACCTCTTTGAATTTTACATTTGGTTTAATAGTTACCAATTGATTATCAAGAGTTCTTGCAGAAAGTAGAGCAGCAGCGATATAACCACTTGCCGCTTCTCCTGCATAAGTTGAAGTTATGCTAGGTTGTCCTGTTGTTAAATTTACTAATTTTTTCATTTTTCTCTCTTTTTGTTTTTAAAATAGGGGTTACCTATACATTTTTGAAAGTACCGAGTTGCTATAACTAGCAGGTACTTTAAAGTTATTGTTTTTCTTTTTGTTAAACATTGCAGGTTTCTCAACAGGAGCTCCATCTAATTTCTTAGATTCAAGTTCTTCCTCCTCTTTGATATCCTCTTCCAATGCTTCTTCTTCTTTTTTGATTTCCTCAAAGTACTTTACAAGTTCTTCGATTCTTTCTTTCATCTCTTCAATCTTCTCTTCTTGCTCTTCTAATTTAGTAGTTAAGTTAACGATTTCATCCGCTTCCTTATCAACCACCTCCTCATCTACAGCAATACCTGGTTCTGATTCAAGAGTTACTTGTTCGTTTACGTCAGTATCGGATTTACCACTTTCGGGTAAAGCTTCCACCTCCTCTGTTGAAACATCAGCCATCTCCTCTTCTTTCTTCTCATCACTTTCTGCTTCGATTTCAACATTTTCTCTTTCTTTGATGATTCCACCTTCAGTAAAAAGTTTGATTCTGTTTATTTCATCAGATTCATCTCTTAATTCTAATAAGTGTTCACCATCAGGTGCTGGAGTCTTTGTTCCATCTTCGTGGATAACTTCTAAAGTTTCACCCACATCAAAAGTTGGAGATTCAACAAGAGTACCATCAGCTAATTTAGCTACGGTAAGTTTTACTTCTTTATTATCTAAAGACAATAAAGTCATAATTTTACCTAATACAGTTTGTGAATTCATAATTTTCTCTCTTTTTTGTTTGTTATTGATTTGATATATCTACAATATAACAATTTGTTATATATATGTAGTTATTTTTTAATTATTATTATACAAATGATACCTCTTTCCAAATAGTTCCATTGTGGAAATATAAGTTTGAACCACTCGTTGCCAGTTCACCAACTGCTCCTGTTGGTAATGGGTTTTGTGGTGCTAAGGTAAGTGTTGCATTTATACTTGCTGTTTCAAATGTTGCAGTATAACTAGGCTCTTGAGTTACATTTCTAATAGTTAAATCACCCCTAATAATAGAATTATTATTCATATTAAGGTTTGTATTTACTTCTATCCAACCATTAGAATTAGCAATACCTAAAACCTGTCCAGCAGTATGATGATTTATTACCCATGCATCTGGTACAAATTCTGAACCAGTATCAATATACATTTGTATATACTCGGTAGAACCACTCTTAAATCCTAATCTATTATCAGGATATGTGTCTTGTTGTATTACAACAGAACCACTTACACCAAGTGAACCAGTAATCTGTGCATCACCTGTGAATGGGAATGCACTACCACCTCCTCCACCGAATGATGAGGTTGCAGCTGTTATTGTTCTTCCTGAACTATCACCTACCCAAACATATCCTTCTTGTAATGATGATGTTAAATTTCCTTCTATATCAAGTGATGAACTAACTGTTATTCCACTTGAATTTAAATTAAGAGCAGCAACCGATGAACCAATGTTAATACCATCTCTTGCTTGATTTAAAGCAGAAGTTAAAGTACCAATATTGATTTGTTGTGCTTGTGCACTGATTGATGTTGATTGGTCATAATCATCTTGAATGTAAAGTTCTGCTCCTCTTGTGTAACCAGAACCACTTGCAATTACAGAAGCTTTCCAACCACCACCATTGAATATTTCTTCGGCACCTTCAAATGAACTCATTAGAGCTTCGTTATATAACGAACCATCATACCATCTACCATACCCATCAAAGTGTGATATAGTTGATTGGAATGTAGTATATGGTCCATTACCATCAACATCTGCATTTTGACCATTTAGATTAACTAATACTTTTTGTACTGCTGCTCCTGCTGTTGGATATTCTGGTTGTGAAGTAAATACATTATTAGAACCACTTGCAAGTTGTATTCCACCTGTAAATGTATTTGCTGTATCTGTTCTTGCAAATGAACCAGTGTCTACTAATGATGAAGTTGGAACTAAATATGATACACCACTACCATCACCTACCAATACATTACCTGTATCAATTGATGCAGTTAATGAACCATTAATGTTTGTTGGTCCATTAATATTTAATTCAGTAGAAGCTATAGTTACAGGAACATCAGTTCTTCCTATTGTAATTCCACCTGATGCTAATCTCGTACTACCAAATGTACCAATATTAATTGTAGTACCATGTAAGTCAACATCAGTACCTGCAGCATAATCATCTTGTATTCTAAAAAGTGCACCTTTACCACTACCAGAAGCTAGTTGAGATACTTGAAACTGTCCACCATTTAATCCTAATTCAGTACCAAAATCATAATTTGTTGAGTTATACATTTCAAATAACAATGTATCTTGATATGAACGACCGAAACTAGGATAGTTTTGAATAGCAAAAGTATTATTAAGATAAGTAAGACCATTATTTTCTGTACTATCTATTTGGATAAAGTTTTTTTGTGTATCAGTAGCTGGTGCAGTAATTGATTGAATGATATTTGCATTCTTTGTTTGTGTATCTGAACCTGTGTTAATAAATGAACCTGTATCTGTTGATTCAGCAAAAGAACTTGTTAATACTGCTTGTGGAACACTATTACTATCTCCTACCCAAACATATCCTTCTGCGATATTAGGTAAATCATTTACTCTACCTGCACCTTGAATAATAATCTCTCCTTCTGATGCATCAATCTTACCAGCAACACCAATAGATTGTATTTCATCTGAACCAGTTGGTTTGTTTACTGTAAGTGTTCCTGCTCCATTTATGAAGATGTTTGCTCCTGCAGATAATCCTGATGTATCTACGTTCTTTAATCTACCATTAATGATTGCTCTACCAACTGAGTTATTAGTAAGTGTTTCTTCTAATAAACCAATTGCTGGCATAGTAGATGGAGTTGATGAATCTGCAAGTATTACATTAATATTCTCACCAGTTACACCTGTTGCGTGAACTGCTAATCCTTTATTAATTGTTCCACCACTTGTATTTTTTACAGTTACAAATAAATCTTCTGCTTCTGTTGCCTGGTCTGCAAACTCTGCGTGTGATGCTGATACTGCTGATGATGCTGATACTGCATTTGCTACATTGTTAATTGTTGTTGTAAATACATCTCCATTACCTTTTGTATATGTTGTTGTTGCATCTACTACTGAAGCAGTTACTAATAAAGAACCTGTATCAAGTGATGAACCAGGTATGTTAATATCAAAAGTACTTGCATCTCCTTTAGTAAAGGTCATATTTCTTGTACCATTGTCAAATGAAGCAGTTTCTAATAAAGAACCCGTCTCTACTGTTGCATCTGGTATAAGATTAGTGTATGTTGTTCCATCTACTTTTGTAAATGTTTGTAATCTAGTGCCATTATCAAAAGATGAGGTAATCAAATACGAACCTGTATCTTGATTAATCACCATTGAATCAATTATATCTGCATTAAAATCTCTTAGTAATTGAGGTGTAATGAACTGGCTATTATTATTTGGAAAACTACTATTGTTTTCTGTTCTTAATTGTGATTTGTTTTTACTGCTCATCTTATTATCTTATTATTTGTATGTCAAATCCATTAGAGAAGCCTGTTGAGAACGCACCTTGTTCTACTATTACAGATTCTGTCTTTCCTATTCCTTGATTTTGTAAATACCCATCACAACATTCTGTTGAGTAGGTATTAGAGTTTAAACACAGGCAACCCCTTCTAGAATTCTTCGGTGAAGAATTACTTGGAGTAGGTCCTATGAAAATACCCGTCTCTCTTCTTTTTCTTAAACTTCGAGAATATGACATAATTGTTTTACTACTATAACAAAGATGATTGTAAATATATTGGAATAGGGTTTATTTATACTTTTTCATTGCAGCTTTATGCATTAAACTTTCTAACTGTACCTTATCTGCTCTATAACATAAGTTTAACAAGCATTCTTCTAAAGGTCTTTTAACTATTTCATCAAAGTTTAAAAGGTTTTCATTAGCTAGGACAACAATCGATTGATAAGCTCCCCACTTTCTTGCAAAATTCGCTTGGTGTGCGGATTCACTGCCGTGTCCTCCAACGCTTCCTCCCTCAAAGATTTCAGGGTATCTTTCGTTAATTCCTTTAAGATACGATTGAAGAAAAAAAAACAACCAAAATGAACGTCCATTGAAACATCTAACCACTTATCTTCGTTGACTTGTTTATCACTATTATAAGGTTCTATACTATACAGAGCACCTTTTGTCTTTGTTACAGGTCTATATAAGATATTCATTATACTTGCCCAATTCTTATCTAATGCAATATTTTGATATGAAGATAAATCTAAATAAGCACCATACGCCATCTTAGATAAGTTAGGTTCGAACCCATACTTTACACCATCAATAGTAACAAACTTTTGTAATTCAAAATCTGTCTTATCTAAAAACTTATATAAATCTTGTTTAATACTTGTTATTGTATCACTATCTAATTTGACTATTATATCAGGTGTTAAACCTATGATGTTATATAATAAGAACGCATCTTGTGCTTCCTTATCATCTTTATATGTTTCTAAATCAGCTTGTATCTTTAAATATTTCTTTA